GTAAGTGCTGTGATTTACCTTAAACATTTACATAGCTTTTTCAATATGGCACCTCTCTTAAAAGGTGTGTTTATGAAACTAACTTTAAATTTAAATAATACATCTACTTCATTAGTATCTACTGTGTATGCCGAGGATACCAGCACCACTGGCTCGGGTGTTCATATTGCAAGTGTTTCTAATGCTGTAGGAGGTATTAATCCTTTAATGGTATCATCTGCAGTGACTGATAATGTTTCTGCTCAAACAGGGTTTACATCTGAACAAGGAGGTGCTGTATTAACCCGTTTTGGTAGCCTTGCCACATCCCCTACTGGTGTGGTTTCTCCTTTTGATTATGCCGGAACCGTCACCCCACCTGGCACATCTGCTCAATGGAAGATGACTTACACCGCTAACGTATCTGTTGGTGCTAAATGTTTAGATTCTAGCCTCTCACTATTAGACGGCGTCGCTACAAGCGGTATGGCTCAATCTATCTATCTATATGTACCTGCATACACATTTAACCCAGAGTTTGAACAAGCCTATCTTTCTACTCCTATTAAACAAATTAAATATACCGATATTTACCAATACCAAATTAGTAATATTTCATCTAACGGCATGATTAACAGTTTAGTCACTAACGGTATCGCTAACATTAAATCCATTTTAATCTTACCATACTTCAGCCCTAATGCTGGTTCATCTGTTACTAATATCCGGTCCGGTGTTAATATTAATTCTAATACCAATATCGCACAAGGTATCCCAGTATATCAAAGTCCTTTTGATCCTGCTGGGGCGGGATGCACATCCCCGTTATGCCATCTTACCAACTTTAACGTTCAAATCTCTGGACAAAATGCTATTTACAACATGCAGAAATATGCCTTTGAAGAATTCAATGACCAACTTTACGGTGCTAACGCCGTTAATGGTGGGCTTACCGACGGACTCACTTCCTCCCTTATTGGTCGCCAAGAGTTTGATATGGAGTATTGCTACTACTACATCAATGTTGAACGCATGCTTAAAGTTGAAGAAGCTGTGCCTAAATCCGTTCAAATTATTGGACAAAACACCTCCGCTAAAGCTTGCGACTACTTCGTATTCGTTGAGTATGGCGTCGAGTTCCCAGTTGATGCCCTCACCGGTGCCCGTGTCTAAATCATATAACAAAACAAAAACAAAAAATAAAATTAATAATATTGGTTGTAAAACCATTATTAATAATTAGATAATGAATATCATTTAAAAGAATAATGATATATTAATTAATAATATGAGTTCTATCCAAATAGATATAAGTCCATCACAACTGCGAAAAATTAAAAAAGGCTTACCTGTTCGTGTAAAGAAAGGCACCGGTTTTAATTTATTAGTTCATCCTTCTACCTTTAATATTGTTTCTAAATCTTTCAATAAAGGAGTAGGTGCACAAATTACATTATCTCCTGAAGAGATTCAAATGAATAAAGGATTAACACCTGAAGCCCACAACCCAAACCAACAAATCACCCAACCATTACAACCTGTTGTTGGTTCTGGTATTAAAGAAATTGGTGCACATAATAAATTATATGATGAATTAAATAGTCAATTAGGCACTAACTACGGTTATTTATCACGTGCCGGGTTAGATAATGCTATGCGTCAAAAACACAGTGCAGCGTTATCTAAACTTGGTATTGATGCACGTATTAAATACGCACCTACTACTCCTACCCCTATTAGTGTAGATGGACCCCCATCTCGTTTAATTGGCGGAGCTGTTCGTCGTGATACTGGTATCGTTGGTAAAGGTGCTTCTCTTATGTCATCCTACACTCCTCCTGCTTTAGTGTCTCAACCGTTTAGTTCTAATTTTCAATTTCAATTTTTCCTCCCTCCTCAATATCAACAATTTAGCAAAGGAAATGGTGAGTTATAAAACTAATATAAAGGGTAAATAATATTATATATTATAATATGTCCCTTACAGATTCACAAATTAAAGACCTAGCCAAAAAGATGAGCATTCCTCTCGGCGGTGTATTTTTTAAAGATGAACTACCTAAATTAGAGTTTAATAAATTTTATATGATTAATTTAGAAGATAGCGTAGATGAAGATGGTAATGAAAATACCGGTACTCACTGGACTTGTCTTCAAATTATGAAATACCCAAAGGGTCAAATTGAAAAAATATATTTTGATCCCTATGGAGCACCTCCCCCAGAAAATGTTAAGAAAGCCGTAGAAGAAGCATCTGGATCTACAGGGCTTCCTTATACTGATAAAGATATTCAAAGCTTAATGAATAATGCTTGTGGTTGGTACTGTCTGGCGTTTGGGCATTTTATTAATTCATCTCAATATAGAAGCGGTATGATGCTAATGGATGCATCTACATTCTTAGAAATGTTTGATGACCTTAATAAATCTGTTGATTTTAAAAAGAATGAATATATTCTAAAACATTTCTTTCGTTCTGAAGACCCATCACTTAGAAAAGATGTAGATGTTATCATAGAAGAAGACACGCCAGGAGGTGTAGATATGATGAAGATCCCGGTAGAAACTAAAATGATGTAATATATATAAAGGTTTGTTAATTACTTATATATATAATGAGTGAAGAACAAGTTAAATATAGTTCATATACCCCCGCCCAAAAGAAAGCGTCCCAAGTATATAGAATGAAAAATAAAGATAAGATTAATGAACAGCGTAAAAAATACTACCAAGCCCGCAAAGAAGCCGATCCAGCCTTCCTGGAATATAAACGTAAAAAGGCGAAGGAGTATTACGAAAAAAAGAAGATTGAAAAAGCCACTGGTATCGTTGCCAAAGACTTACATATTGATGTAGAAGAATTAAAAACTCTTTTAGTTGAAGAAGATAAACGAGACCCTATTATTACTGAAACCCCTATTATTCCAGAAGTCAAACCCATTGAAGACGTCCCTGAATCTGTAGAAGAAGTAAAAGTAGAGAAGCCTAAACGTGTTCGTAAGCCTAAAGCCTTAGAGGTTGATACATCTAAACCAGAACCATCTAAATCACCAAAAAATAAAAGTAAAACTAAATCAAAACAATCATTAAGATCTAATAATTAAATTGTATATAGTTATTGTTGTATAACAATGACTATATATTTTTATTCTGATTCTGACCCTGAATCTTCTTCAATAGGATCGCCATTTTCATCAAGCTTCGCCATCTCTTCCGCTATCTTTTTTTTAACTATTTTAGTCTGCCATGCTCGGGTGTTGTTGTATGGTATAGAGTAAGCGACACCTTCAAGTGCATCTTCAATCTCTTTAATCATATAAGTATGTACAGATGCTAATGATTTCATTTCATCAATTTGTAGTTGTAGTTTTTTATTAGTTTCAATAGCTTCATCTATTTCACGACATACTTTCTTAATATGTTCTGAAAGTTTAGTAATTGTATATCCTCCAGCCATTGATACAGCGGTAGCGGTAGCGGTAATTAAAATTGATTGTGTCTGACTCATTATTAATAGTGTATATAATTATGTCTTTAAGTGATATATTATATAGAATTCATAGTCTAGATTCATTAGATGGGGGCATAATCCAATAATTAAGATTAATATATGTATTACGTGTCATAATATATATATTAAGATTAATTAAAAATTTTTAATTAAGATTACACTTAATATTTATAGTCATTATATAAATATTAAGCTTAACAATCGGATAATCCCCCCCCCATCTAATAGTTCTTTATTATTAATTCAGTTATATCACGGGTTTGACTACCAATTAAACCCGCAGTGTATTTAGTCTTTACTTTCTTTATAGTATAATCTTTAAAAAGTTCTTTAGCTTCTTTACTGTCATTATAACTTAAAATGAAATAACCTTTTATATTCTTTACTGCATCATATACATCCTTAATAGGTACATTGTCATGTATGTACATTCCTTTAGTGTTTATCTCGTAAGGCGGGTCTAGATAAAAAAGAGTATTAGGACTATCATATTTCTTAATTAGATATTTAAAATCTTTATTTAATATAGTTGTTGTTCGCATCCTGTCATTATACTTTGAACCATAATTGGGCTTAACATTTGGGCGAGCACCAAATGTCTTACCCCGACCAAAGAATGATAATTTATATCTTAATAATAATTGTAAAAATTTACTATAAGGGCTTGTTGGTTTTGCTTCTATTATTTCTTTATACATTTTTTTATTATAAGTTCCTTTAATGTCATTTGATATCTTCTCACCACTATACTTCTTCATACCTTTAAATATATCTACAACATCTTTATCAAAATCATTAATAACCTCCTTAACGGATGGTTCTTTATAAAAATATACATGACCGGCACCTATAAATGGTTCTACATAAATTAGGTCTTCGTAATTTGACGGAAACTCATCATCAACAATTCTTTTTTTTAATTTACTTTTACCCCCAACACGAGCCATGAAAGCGGATATTCCTTCACCTTCGATTTCATCGTTTTCAAAAAATGATTTCATTATATATGTTTATATAAATACTCCTTTAATCCAATTATATCCAAAATAGCCAGAAAAACGGGCGTTTTTGAAAAGCCCTATAGAGAATGGTATTTTTATTATATAGTTTTCATTTTAGGGGTTATTTTTGGATATTTGGAT